GTTCAACTATGTTTCTAAATTGAGCTCTTGTAAACTCGTCATTAAATTCAAATAGTTGAAATTTAGAAGCTGTTGATATTGCTTTTTCCAAAGTAATAAACAATCTTCTTACGTTTATTCTATCAAAAGCACTCGGCGTTGATAATCCAGTTTTATCACCAAACAATAAAGTACCTTGTCCTGGTAATGTTACAACTGGGTTTACTCTCGCTCTGTACAATTCATCTCTTTGTCCTTGTGTTGGATTGTAAGAAAGTTTAACTGCACCTCTAATTACTCCTCTGTTGAAACCAGCAGGTGAGAACCATGAGTCTGCGATTAAGTCTGTTCTTGCAGCCAATCCAGCAATGTCTCCATTTAAAGGAACATATCTGAATACGTCATTATATTTGTCGTATGTATATTTGTAACCACTATCAAATACAGCGTATGATGATGATCTAATACTATCAAAGAAACCTTTTACGTTAGTTGTTTGAGTAGTACTATTTGTAACATTAACTACATCCGATCTTTCAGGAGAAACAAATACTATTGCGTCTTTTCTGTTTTCAGCGATTGTAATTAAGTTATCAATGTGTGTAGCGTTACCTTTACCAGCGATGATTAAGTTAACATCTACAGTATCAGCGTCATTGTATTTTTCGTAAGCAGTTTTTAATTCAGCAGTACTTACTGTTGAACCATCTGCACCACTTACAAGTGATCTAGCAAAAGGTGCTGACAGAGCAGTAAATGTTAATCCTGCTACTGCACTACCCCAATTTGATCCTGTCGCAACGTGATCCATCCAATAGATGTATTCTGATTGGTTGTAAAGTACGTCAACGTAGTAGTTAGTATCACCTTGTGCTGTTTTAGCGTCTGATCCTTTTGATACTGAATCATAAACTTCTAAAACTTCGCCGCTAGTACCTGTAATACCACCGTCTTCATCAACGACTACTATGTGCATTTCGTCATTTACACCACTTCTATTAGAAGCGTATGTTGATGTTCCTGGTGCTTTATCTACTAGATCGTAGTATTGCCATCTTCTTCTTACTTGTGAACCGTTTGCAACAGCTGTGTGTAGTCCGCCTGTGCCTGATGGATGTCTTACAAAAGTTAAAGTGTTTGTTGAAACACCTGTAACTCTATATTCATGCCCACCTGACTCGCCGAAGTTTACAATATCACCTACAAGAAAATCTGTTCCTGAAGTTAATACGATAGTTGTATCTCCAACTGCTGTTGAAGCGTCATTTGTTGTTGTTTTATTTACTGCTTCATATGCCGTTGCACTCGGACATACTGAAACTTTTAAGTTATTACCCCATGCGCCTGCTGTTCTTGCAGCCCATTCGCCAACGTTAGCTGAACCGTTACTATAAGGTCCAGTAGTACCGTCACCGTTTTGATAATGATCTGTGTTCTTAATTCTTAATGCTGATCCAGATACAACAGCGTTAACACTTGAAGTGTTTGCAGCTCGTACTACTCTTAAACTTGATGAGTATTGCAAGAAACTTGCAGCACTAAACCAAAATTCAAAGTTTGTAGAGTCGGGTTTACCAAACGTTTCTACTAATTCTTTCTCCGAACTAATAGACGTAACTTCGTCCATAGGTCCTTGATTGAATTGTCCTGCAACAGCACCGATCGTAGTTGCTACTGCTGGAATTACGTTTGTTAGATCCCTCTCTTGTACGAGAACACCTGGTGAAACTTGAAATGCCATATGTTTGTTCTCCTCTTATTAGCTAATAGGTATCATTAATCTCGTTTATATTTATAAAATATCACCTTTTCGTACGGTTACTGGCTGCCATACTTCACCACTATCATCTTGTTGATATTCTTCTTCCATGCCGTTATCCATAAACCCGAAAGGTGCCATATCTTGTTCTATTGCGTTTTGTTGTTCGGCGTACATTCTAGCACGTACATCTTGGTCTGTCATCTCTTTAAAATATCTTTGATTAGTGATCCATGCAAAGATAACGCAACACATAACTAAATCATCATTTGAACCCTCTTCAGCCTGCCATCCACTACCACGTCTTACAAATGTTGATAACTCTTGTATTGTATGAAAATCGTTTATCAATATCTTGTCGCCCTCTAGTAGTGATTTTAAGTTTGAACAACCTATACGTTTTACTTGTTTAGTCATACGTACACCTAATTGTGTACCTCTCTTACTGAAACCACCACCCAATATCTGACCTGCTCTACCTTTCATCATACACATTAATAAGTTTGTGTATTCTAATTCAAACTGTAAAGCGTCTGCTATTTGATGTCCTAGATCATTTACTTCAACACATATATGAGCATTGTTATATGCTCTTGCGACTTTCTCAATAGTATGAGGAAACAATATAGGTTTAATTTCGTTATCTCTAAATTTTGCAACCAATCTATATGGCATTTGTGTTACATCAAATACAGTAAAGGCAGAATAATCTCTTACAGTACCACGTGCTACGTCAACTGTCATAACATAATCTTTACCTTTTTCTGCTCTCTCGTACATATCTAAACCTTCGTTAGATACTAATGGTGTATTGTGTGATAAGTTTCTTAATTTAGATGGATTGATTAATGTATCTACTGAACCTACAAACTCACACTCAAACTCGGTAGCAAATTGTGCCTCACTAGTATTTCTAATCGTTTCATCTTTCCATTTTTCATCTCTACCAGGTACCTCTGACCAATGCACTTCAATAGGTTTATAATCATTTCTTCCATGTATTGCGTCATTCCATAATTTATAAAACATATTCATACCATGAGGTGTAGATACGATCATAACTTTAGAAGATTTACCAGAAGAAATTGTAGGATAAACTGAACTAAAAAACTGCTCAGATATATTGTTAGGTATGAAAGCAAACTCATCAAGGAATATGATGTTAAATGAACCACCCCTAATTGCACTTGAAGATGTTGCAGCTGCAAGTATCTTTGAGCCATTTTCTAATTCAAGTGAACCTTTGTTCCAGTTTAGTACACCTTGTTGTAACCATTTAGGTAAGTTTTCATATGCAAGTTGTAATCTACCTAATAAATCTCTAGCAGTAGATGATTTGTTTGCAAGTATGGCAACGTTTATATTGTCATTGAATATAACTTGATGTAATAGATATGCGATAATTGTAGTTGATTTACCAGACTGTCTAGGAAGTTTACAAATAGAAAAACGATTTTCATGGAATGTCTTAACCATTTTATCCTGAAAAGGATACATATTAAAAGGTACTAGACCTTCATCAATGTTTACAATTCTAGTGTATGTTTTTATAAAGTGTATAGGATCTTCCATACACTTTGCAATTTCTCTTACTTGATCTTCGGTATAACTTTGTTGTAAATTTGCTTTGTATAGATTAGGATTACCTAGATATGCTTCAGTCATATTTTACTTCGTCAGGATTAAAACCATCATCAAACTTTTTATCTTCTTGCACTTCTACATTTTTGTTTTTATTCTTTAACATTTTATGTAACTCTGCTGATGATCCTACAAACAACGCCTGTTTTATATTTGTGCTTGCTTTATCTGGCACATGTTTTAATGTTTTTAGTTTACCTTGTAAGTCTTGTAATTTGTCAACTGTATCAGCAACTTGTTTGATTAAGTTACCTGCAACTTCATATGCTCTAGGGTGTTGACTTTCGTTTGCAATATCAAGTATACCTTGTATTGCGTCTTGTCCTCGTTCTATAAGATTGTAATAATTTTCTCTACTGTATTTGTAGTCGTTATCAACGTCTTCTTTTTCTTTATCTTCCATCCTAGGTACAGGTGGAGTAAATTCTTTTTTGACAACAGCTTTAGTTAGTATTTTCTCGTTAGAGATACCAAGAGCTTCGTTTATTTTTTCGTCTATAGTCATAATTAATAATTCGTTATAGTTGTTGTAAATCCAAAATCATCATCAGCGTCAGCAGTAGTCGGATTAGGAACTACAACAATTCTTTCTTCTTTTTCTGCACTAGCGCCTGTGTCGTTATACAAATCTGTTTGAGCAGTTTTAATAACTTTACTAGAATATATAGGGCCATATAGATAAGTTTTTGCTGTAAAGTTTAATGTATAGTTTACAGCTCTTCTTTGTGTAAATGAACCATCATATGTATCCTGATAATCAACACTATTTAGTGTTATCGGTACATCTCTTTTTATACCCATGTCTGGTATTGCATTTACTGTAACTGTATAGTCTGGTTGAAAGTATGGTAATATTTGTTCTATAATACATAGACCATCTTCAGCAGTTGCTGTAAATGAATATAAATTAAATGATAAATTATAAGGTACAGGATTGTATTGATAATACTGTTTACTTGCGTCTGTAGTATTTACGTTTTTAAATTTACCTACTCTTTGTAATTTACGAGATGAGTCATAAGATAAACCAGCGATTTCAAAACCCATACGAGGTAATGACATTGCCATTTCTCTTTGTTCTAAATTAGGTTGTTGTTCTAATCTTGTTAAAAACTTTTCTTTAGGCGAATATGATAGAGGTACTTTTAATCTTTGTATTGTACCACCATCACCATCTTTTCTTACAATGACAATGTTATTGAATATTGTACCAAATGATACAACAATCTTTCTTAATGATTCGTGGTAGAATTGTTTTCCAAACATTATGTTTCGTCAACCTCTCCGAAAGGGTTTCTTTCTGTAAAGTCTAGTATATCATCACCTGTGCTAGCAGTATCAAACCCAGCGTCAGCGTTGTACGTGGCGTTGTCAGCGTAATCTCTAGTTTGTGTTGCAAGATTTATATCTTCGTGTGTTTCTGCCAATAAGAAGTTTATAGTGTTTAATGTAGTATCAGAATCCTCTAACATGATACCACCACCATCTTCTAATGTTAATTGATGTTGTAATTGATCTATAGATAATCTATCTTCAGCAACATCAATTTCTGATCTGCCTGTATCAATTTTCTCACTAGAATATTCAAATCTAGTTGTTCTTAATTTATAGACAGGTAAGTTACCTAATTGAAAGAATGGTTCCTGATCTTCTACGAATTGTATCTCAAAAAAACTATTCATCAAAGGCACATAAATTAAATCACCTTCGTTAGGTCTACCATCTACTATACTATTTGCTTTGTTATCAACTTGATTTTGCCATCTTCTTTTTGCAATGACAAATGTTGTATCTTCTCTAATTTCTAAACCAAATTTAGATACTAATTCTTGTTCGCCACCAAAACCTTCAGCAGTTTCCATATACATCTCAAGCATATATGACTGGTCAAATTTAGATAGAGTATCTTCTCCTAAAACTAAATCTTTGTTGACTAATGTTCTTGGTAAGTAGAAATTATCTAGGCCGTACATTCTTAGGCCTTCTATGATTAAATCTTCGTGTAATCTCTTTTCTGCTGAGTTACCAATTCCATTGCCGCCTTGAAAGTGATGATTGACTGGCATGGCATTATCCTATCATGTAAGTTACAGGCGTTTCGTATGTGCCTCTTATTTCTTCTTCTAATTTTTGTATATCTTGTAGTGCTTCTGAAAATATTTGTTGACCGTTAAGTGTAACACCACCTAACATTGCAACACCATTAAATTTAGATAAGTTAGAACCCCATTGTTTTTTAAGTAATGCTGTAACATATCTTTTTAAGTATATGTCGTTATATACATCGGTCATAACAGTTGGGTCTAGTTTTCTAAAACACTCAATTACAAGATACTCGCCAACAGTTATATCTGTTTTCCAATCCATATCTACAAAGAGTTTATTATTATACTGATTAAATCTAATAGGTTTTTCACCTACTAATATATGATCTAACATATCTAAATTTTTCATTACCATTTCATAATGAATAACTGAAGAAGATGAAAAATCATATAGATCATTTAATCTTAATTGGTATCTAACATCAAACATATTCTGATTACCTCTATTTGATAAAGGGAATATTCTTGTAACTGCTAGTACAGCTTCAGGTACAACGATAAAGTTATTTTGTTCAGACCATGCAGTAGTAACTGAATTTTTAGTAACACTTGAAGCAGTATCACCTGAAGGTGATTTAATTCTATCTACGTCTGCTTGAGTTACTTTGTATTTAAGGTATGTTCTTTCAACGCCATCATAGTGATATTGAGCAAAGTATTGTAACGCTTCATCTAATCTATCTTCAGCCTGATCGTCATCTACGTTGATTTCAATTACAGGTTTCCCTAGTGTTCTTAAAGCGTACTGTTTTAATTGTTCTCTTGTTGCTGGGTTGGCCATATTAATCCTTTATTACTATTTATACGATTATTAGGCGTTGCGAAGACGCAATTATGGTGTGTCTAAAAATCGGTTTAGATTAATTGATTATTAACTTGCAGAACCAACAATTGTCTTAACAGCAGATCCAGATGAATCATTAATTACTAATGTTACAGCACTAGCAAAGTGTGAAGATGTTAAGCCTGAAATCGTGTTTGATCCAGCAGCAATTGTTTTGTTTGTCAAGGTTTGTGAAGCAGTCAGTAACGCAATAGCACTAGTGTTTGATAAATCAGTTGAAGCAATAGTTATGTTTGCACTACCGTCAAATGACTGACCAGCGATTGTTCTAGCCGTTGCTAATGTTGTTGCGTCAGCAGCAAGTGTTGCTGTATCAGCATTACCTGTTACATCACCAGTTACGTCACCAGTTACATTTCCTTGAACATTTGCAACTAAAGTACCTGTTGCAATTGTTAAGTTACCTGTTGCGTCATTTGTAGCAGTTGTAGTACCAACTACGAACTTATCAGCACTTTCATCCCAAGCTATAATAGCATTGTCACCAGTACTTCCTCTTTCAATTAGAATACCAGAGTCATTTGCATTTGAACCAGCACCAGAGTTTAACTCTAGTAGGTTATCTGAAATGGTTGTGTTTGTTGTTGCGACTGTAGTTGTTGTACCATTAACTGTTAAATTACCACTTAATGTTAAGTTAGCAAACTGTACGTTAGAAGCCTGAGCTAATGCTTGGTCTGTATCAGATAAATCTGTAGCAGCAATTGTAATATTAGCACTACCATCAAATGATTTTCCTGCAATTGTTCTAGCAGTTGCTAAAGTAGTTGCGTCAGCAGCAAGTGTTGCTGTAGCAGCATTACCTGTACAAGATCCTGAACTTCCTGATGTGTTACCAGTTACGTTACCTGTAATATCACCAGTAAATGTACCAGCGATTGCACCAGTACCTGTAATTGTAGGACTTGTTAAAGTCTTATTAGTTAACGTTTGCGTTGCAGCTAATCCAACAAAACTTTCAGATTGTAGAGCAGTATTAAATTCTGCTAAAGTTCCTGAAAGTGTGTTTGCGTCTAAATCAATTGACTTGTTTGTCAATGTTGAAGCGTGAGCGTCAAAAGTGATTTGGTCGTTGTCAGTTAACAATGGAAGAGTAACTGTTCTGTCAGCCGCCAATTCAGATACAGCAAATACGTATTGATGATTTGCTGATGTGTCATTGATTTGTGGTGTCGTTAATACAGCACTTGTTAAAGTTTTGTTTGTTAACGTTTGAGAACCTGTTAAAGTAGCAACTGTTGAGTCAATAGCAAGTGTTGCAGTAGTACCTGAAGCACTTGAGTCTATTCCAGTACCACCAGCGATTGTTAACGTTTCAGCGTCTAAATCAATATCAATTGTTCCAGAGTCTGTAGTTAAATCTAAATCAGCTGCTGTTGCAACAGAGTCAACATATGCTTTAATAGATTGTTGCGTTGCAAGTTGCGTAGCACTATCTGAAGCCATGTTGTCTTCATCTAATACAGCACTACCAGAAACAGCAGTGTTTAAAACAGCGCTTGTTACAGTAGGACTTGTTATTGTTTTGTTTGTTAAAGTTTGAGAACCTGTTAAAGTAGCAACTGTTGAGTCAATAGAAACTGTCAAAGTATTTGATGAACCAACTG